ATCCCGAATGGCAGGGGCTCCGCTATTCGATGGTCAAGCAATGGGCCGATCGACATGATGATCTCTGGTTGGGTGAATATGCCAGGATCAGGCGGACATACGATGTCGAAGACCCAAACGGTCGACCGGAAGCGGAAATAAAGGCGAATGATTACTATCTGGCGAACCGGGAAGAGATGGACCGGGGCTGTGTTGTCGCCTGGGAGTATTGCTATTCAACCGGGGAAGACGGGTCGGTTCCTGAATACTCGGCGATTCAGCACGCCTACAACGCTCTAATCGATGACGGTGAAGAGACGTTCGCTAGCGAATATCAAAACCAACCGATGAAAGCGGAACACGACGGGGAAACGATTCTTCCCGCGAAAGAATTCGCGATCAAGGTGAATCAATTCGAACGCTGTTTCGTTCCGAAGACAGTCGAGAAAATCATTATGTCGATCGACGTTCAGCAACGGGCGTTGTTCTGGTCGATCATCGGTTATTCGCCGGGCTTCGATATGTTCGCGATCGATTACGGCACATATCCCGAAATGGGCCGACCATATTATTCATACAAAGAGATCAAACCAACGATCGCGATGAAATTTCCAGGGATCGGGCTGGAACTCCAAATCGAAAATTCCCTGAACGAACTGATCGACCTGAAATGTGGTCGAACGTATCAGAGGGAAGACCAGATCGACATGAATGTCGATCTGGTCGTCTGCGATGCCGGTTATCAAACGACATCGGTCAAGCGAGTCGCCGCGCTTCACCAGTTTTCTCGAATCATTTATCCCGCTTTCGGTCGGGGGATCAAGGCTTCCGCCGCTCCGATGCTCGATTATCGACTTGAGCCGGGGGAACTCCGATCGAAAGACGCTTCGATTCCCTGGCGACTTGTCCCAGAAAAACGGGGAAAGGGTCGGCACATCATGTTTGACACCGATTCCGTCAAAACATTCATACACCGAAGAATTGCGATTCCTGCGGGGAATCCGGGTTCCTTTACGCTCTACAAAGGCCGACGGCACGATATGTACGCCGATCACTTTTGTTCGTCGGAGGTTTCCGACCGGATCGAAGGACGGGGAAGGGTCGTCCACGAATGGCGACTTCTTCCTCATCGACCGGACAATCACTTTTTTGACACCGGGACGATGTCGGTCGTCGGGGCTTCAATGTTGGGGATCGCCTTGGAAGGAACCGTCAAAAAATCATCACGAAAATCTAAACGCCGAAAAGGAAAGGTTTCCTACCTATGACACGCCGAAAATCTGCCAGCAATACGCAACCGGCAAAACCGAAGACCAGTCGAAAGAAAAAAGCACCGATCCCGGAAGTCCCTGGGAAGCTCACAGAATGTCCTGTATGCGGTTCAACGAATCGGGAGGGTTACACGTCGACCAGGTCGCTGAATCTCAATTCAGGGCGATCTGGTGAGGATTCTGGGGAATCTACCGTGATCACATGGAAGCGAACAAAATGTCGGGACTGTGGGCAGGCAAGAGTCGACAAGTTCACGACGATCGAACGGGGATAATTTCCCCGACTTTGTTCAGTATTTCAATTCTTTCATAAAACGAGTATGAAAGAATTATGAAAGAATTGAATCTTTCCCAACTGTCTGAATGAACAGGTCGAATTTATTCTATGAAAGAATTAAAAAGCGGACAAGATTGTCCGAATAGCGTAAGTATAATAATAATAATAATATATATATAATAATATATAATATTTCTATTCTTTCATTCTTTCATGACCTCTCGTGGATTCTTCTGTTTTTCTCCATTTTTCGTGAACATGCGTTTCCTTTTGGTCTGTTTTCGTTCGTGTATAAGCCGAATGAATTGAATTTAAGAAAGAATAGCAAAATTAGCACAAAAACAACGGGTCGTGTTCACTATCGTTTCGACCTGTCTGATTCGAACTAAATGTTCGATATTCGAACATCTGATCTTATGTTTTTGGGATTCCTGATAATTATGGAGGAATGGCAGACAACACCGAAGAAATCGCACGTCTGAAAAAACTTTTGGACGGGGCGATCACACAAACAACCGTCGACGGGCAGTCGGTAACGATCGACCTGGATTGGGCACAACGTCGGCATGACTACCTCGTCGCAACCGATGACACCGTCGGGGGCGGGGCTGTACGTCGTCCGATCTCTTCAACGATTCATCTGGGGAACTGATGGGACTTTTGCAATCTGCGAAAAAATTAGGTTCCACGTTCTTCGGTTACGATGCGATCGAAACCGGATCGAAGCGGAAGTCGCGCGGCTCGACGATCAAAGCGGAGCATAAGGTTTTAAAAGACCAGGGGCGGAACCGCCTGACCGCTGAGTCTTCCGACCTGCGACGGAATTTCGCTTTACTCGCCTGGGCGATCCGAAAGCACTTGGACTACGTCGCTAGTTTTAACTTCCAGGCACGAACCGGAATTCGGGAACTGGACGACGCGATCGAACGCTATATTCGCGACGAGTCGAAAGCTCACCGGTTCGACATCGCCGGTCGGCATGATCTTAGATCATACATTCGAACTCTGGAGGCTTCCGCGATCATCGGGGGGGACTGTGGGTCGATTCGAATGAAGTCGGGTCACGTTCAAGCGATCGAAACGGATCGGATCAAGAATCCGCCGAAAATGCAAAACCTGGCCGACTCTGATTCCTGGATCCAAGGGGTTCGAGTCAACGAATACGGTCGGGCGATCGAATACGCTGTTCACAATCGCGATTCAAATTTTACCGGGGTCAATTTTGGCCGGTTGGTTCCTGCTTCGAATTTTCATCTTCATGCCTATCTGGATCGGTTCGACCAGGTTCGAGGGGTGACGCCGCTTTCCGCTGGACTGAACAGTTTGATTGATACCTACGAGGGGATCAATTACACGCTGGCGAAAATGAAAGTCGAACAACTGTTCGCGATGCTGATCACCAGGGGCGGGAACGACGCCGCTGGTGCGTTGTCGGGCGGTCTGGATGCCGACGGAGAAACTGAAGACCGGTCGGAATACAAAGTCGATTTCGGAAGCGGTCCCGTTCTGCTCGATATGGAACCGGGCGAAGATGCGAAATTCCTGAAGTCCGACACGCCGGGGGCGAACTCTCAAAAGTTTCTTGAAACGGTGATCATGCTGACAATCAAGTCGCTTGATTTACCGATGTCGTTCTTCAACGAAGCACACACGAACTTCTTCGGTTCACGGGCTGCATGGCTTCATTACGAAAAGTCATCCCAACCGAAACGACACCGCTTGTCTTCCGGGTTCCTGAACTGGTGGACGATCTGGAAACTTCGCCAGGGAATCATCACCGGTCGGGTCAAGTTTCCGAAGGGCGTGAAACTCGATGAAAGTCTCTGGGAATGGGTTCCGGTTGGTATGCCCTGGTGGGATCCCGTTAAGGAAGTGAACGGGGAAGTCCTGGCAATTGCAAACGGGCTCACGACGCCGCAAGCGGTTTGCAAAGCAAGGGGAACCAATTTCGAAGACAACATCCGCGACACTGCGATCGCGATGAAAATCGCTGAAGAAGCGGGGGTTCCTCTCGCCTGGGCTGTGGGGAACATGACGCAACCAACAGAACAAAACGACGAAGGGGGCGACGATGCCTAATCTGGAAACTCTAACGAAACCGCTGGAATTCTTCCGATCGGGAATCGAATTCGCTGATCAACCGGGCGACGTAAAACGCGACGGGGGCGACAAGGGGGCCGGGGTGATCTATGGGGTTTCCATGATCACAGTCGGCGAAGCCCTGGGACATGGTCTCTTCTGCGACGAGGAATTTCTAGGCCAGGTCGTCGAAGCGATGAACAACGAGGAATCGGGGCTTAAAGCCCGGTTCACACATCCGGGAGCCTGTTCCGACGGAATGGGTAAATTCCTGGGTCGGTTTAAAGATGCGGTCTTCATTGACGGGAAGGTTCTCGCCGATCTGCACTTCTCCGAATCGGCACACGAAACGCCTGACGGCAATCTTGCCGAATACGTGATGAAACTCGCCGAAACTGATCCCGACATGTTCGGAACGTCGATCGTCTTCAGTCGCGATCACGAAGCGGAAGAACAATTCGAAAAGGACAATACAAAGAAATCAAAGGGGAAAGAATATTTCGAATCACCGCACGAAGCGAACGAAAATAATCTTCTCCATTGTCGCCTGTTGAAACTGCGGGCCTGCGACATCGTCGACACTCCCGCCGCAAATCCTGACGGGCTCTTTTCTCAGTCAAGCGGGGCTGACTTCACGAAGTCGATCGATGCTTTCGCTGAATATATTTTTTCTGTAAATCAGGATCGACCTGATTCTGGTTATTTTCAATTCGATCCTGATCGGGCTAAAGCATACTTCGCCGATTTTATGGATCGCCACGATCTAAAAATCACAACGAAAGGGGTCGAAATGACCACTAACAATACACCGGAAGAAAAACCGGTCGAAAATTATCTCTCTGCAAACTTCGAAAAATTTACGACTGAATTCGGCAACGAACGGGGAAACGAATACCTGAAAAAAGAACTGTCTTTTGAACAGGCACTTCAGGAAGAACTCAAATTCACCAAAAGCGAACTGGATTCCAAATCGAAGGAAACCGGGGAACTTAAAAATAAAATCGAAAGTCTGAACGAAGGCGAAAAGAAGGTTAAATACGTCGACCTGTTTTCGGTCAAGTAAAAACTTTCAACCGTCGTCGATTCTTTTTACTAGAAACTAAAATTCAAATATAGGGGGCCGCTACTGTGGCAAACGACTTACTAACTTTGTCTGACATTCAGACAATCAACGATCAAAACCTGGCTGATCTGGAGGTCTCCGACCTGCTCCTGGATGCTCCGCTTCTTCAACGCCTGCACGCTCAACCGGCAAGCAATGGAGACCAGCACAAATACACCAAGGAAACCGGGGCTCCGGTTGTCGGTTTCCGGGCTGTGAATGCTGGTCGCGATTGGGATTCTTCAATCGACACCGCCGTCACGATCAATCTGAAACTAATGGACGCGACTTTCGGTATCGACCGGGCATTGGCCGACACCTATGTACGGGGTGGAAAAGAAGCCCTGATCGCTCGCGAATCGACTCGAGCGCTCAAAAAGGCTTTCAACGGGGTCGAAATTCAATTGATCGACGGGGTGACCGATGGCGATTCTGGTGGATTCGTCGGGATTCGGGAGGCTTCAACTCTCGAATTCGGTGACGCGATGGTTTACGACGCCGGGGGAACTACCGCCGACACCGCTTCTTCTGTCTACTTCCTTCGAACTGGTGAAAACGATGTTTCGCTAGTTGCTGGATATGAAGCGAACATTCAAATCGGGGAATCATACGCCGACAC